TAGGCGCGGCGGGTGGCTTTGGTGCTGCACTTGCGCTAGATCGTTACCGCCAGTATGTTGCCAATGTTCGCTCTGCCGTTAGCGACATCGTGACTGATCCAGTCAAGTTAAAGCAGGTAACGAAGGCTCCCAAAGAGCAACGTCAGGGTGTGATTGCAACGATGATCCGTCAAACCATTGGTACGCAAGTTGGCACTAGAGCGCCAGAAAGGATGGAAAATGCCCCTAATGAAAGGTAAAAGTGCTAAAACCATTAGCAAGAACATTGGCGAGATGGTTCGTGGTTTTAAGGAATCCGGCAAGATTGGTACGAGTAAGCCTTCAAACGTGCGTAAAGCTGTCAAACAGGCTGCGGCGATTGCGTACTCGAAAGCTGGTAAATCGCGCATGAAGAGAGGGAGCAAGCGATGAATTACGACAACGGTACAAGCAATGAGAAGATGAACTCTGGCGTGGAAGAGTTACGCCGGATGAAAGAATCTGCCAAGCAAATGGCAGACAAGCGAGGTGGCCCAATGCTGGTTAGCGTTCGGACTACCATGATGCGGCAGAAACGTGACAATCGGAAAATGGAGCGATGAAAAAACAAAAGGGGCTGAATCCAGAACTTGAGCAGGCTATCTATGACCTACTCAAACAAACGATGAATGATTCAACGGCATCACTTACTGATAAAACCAAAGTGCTTGATCGGGTGTTGAAGCTAGAGCAGATCAAGCAAAAGATCAGTGACGATGAATGGGGCAAAGGGTTTTTTAATCCTGACGATGAAGGAGATGAGTGATGGTTGACGGGGCTGCGTTGAAAATTATTAACATTGCAATGGATGTTTTATCACACAAGGTATTGACGTTTGTTGCTCTGCTGTTTTGTTTTGTGTTGGCTTGCTGGACAATGGTGATGCCAACATGGGAAAGGATGGCGATGTCTGCTTTCTTTGCTGTCTTTATTTACTTACCGTGCATGATCGTTGAAAGGAAATCTCATGAAACTTAACATAAACAAAACTAGCACGACGGTAATGATGTCGAGTGAGAATTATAAAGGCAGCGCAGGCGAAGCCTACCGCTGTGCTTCTGTGGCTGACACCTACGGTCGTGGCAAACCTACTCGCACCAATCCTATGGGTTTCATGGCGATGCAGTGCTTCTCTGGTTCGCCTGATCAAAAGAAGTCTCCAACCTCGAAGCCGGGTAACGCTGGCGGTAAAAGGATCATCTAATGGCTAACAACATTGCTTTTCAACCAATGGGCAATTGCGTGGTAGCGCTTGCTGCCACTGCAAACACTGAGGGTAATGTTGTTTCGATCACTGCGGTTAGCCCGGTCAACCAATACTTTGTATTTAACCCGGACAAAAACGACCCAGTGTTCGTGGCCTATGGTCAGACTGCCAACATTACTGCAACCATTCCTACTGAGAGTGGCGCTGCTGTGGTGGCGATTGCGCCGTATGCGGAGAAGGTATTTACAGGGCCGCAGGTTGGCCCCGGCAAGACTACCTACGTTCGCATCATTGCGCCACACAACAACGCCAAGCTGTACATCACACCGGGAGAGGGATTATGAGACAGTACATTCTTGATCGTGCAAGAGAACCATCCACATGGCGTGGTGCCATTCTGTTTCTGACTGCCATTGGCGTGCCGATTGCGCCTGCAATGGCTGATGCCGTAGTGACTGCTGGCCTTGGAATTGCCGGTTTGCTAGGAATGCTGACTAAAGACAATTGACATGGACTGGTCAAAGTACCCCAGTTTTCAGGCCATTGAGTTTGACTGCAAGCATTGCGGTAAGAACGAGATGAAGCCTGAGTTCATGGAAAAGCTACAAGAGTTGCGTAATTTGTATGGTAAGCCCATGCGGATTAGCTCTGGCTACCGTTGCCCAAAGCATCCCATTGAAGCTGCCAAGAAAACCTCTGGCGCACACACCACTGGCATGGCTGCTGACGTTAGCGTGGATGGTAGGGCTGCGCATGAAGTCTTGACGTTGGCAATGCAGCTAGGCTTTACTGGCATTGGCGTGCAGCAAAAGGGTACTGGTCGATTCATCCATGTGGACACGGTACAAACGCCACCTAGACCAAATGTGTGGAGTTACTGATGGCTAAGAAAGGTGTCAGTCTAGCTATTGGGCGCGGTGAAAAGCTACCTGTAAGCAAGGGCGCTGGCTTAACTGCCAAGGGTAGAGCCAAGTACAACCGCGAGACTGGCAGCAATCTGAAAGCCCCTGCGCCTAATCCAAGGACGAAGAAGGATGCAGGCCGCAAGGCAAGTTTCTGTGCGCGTATGGCGGGTGTAGTGCGTAAGGCTAAAGGGCCAGCGACACGGGCAAAGGCGTCACTCAGAAGGTGGAACTGTCGATGAGTCATCAAGCGCAGTTGGATTTTGTAGCAAGTCTGCGGTTCAAGTTTCCAGATTACTTCATTCGCAAGAACGTGCTGGAGATAGGTAGCTTAAACATTAACGGTTCAATCAGACCATTCTTTGAGCAATGCACCTATGTTGGGGTTGATCTTGGCGAGGGAGCCGACGTTGATGTGGTGGCTAAAGGTGAAGACCTCACCTATGCTGATGGTACTTTTGACGTTGTGGCAAGTTGTGAGTGTTTTGAGCATAACCCTGAATGGGTGGCGACACTAAAAAACATGATCAGGATGGCGTCAGGTTTGGTATTCTTTAGCTGTGCTACCACTGGACGCAAGGAACATGGCACACCACGCACTAGCCCTCATGATGCGCCATTCTGCGGTGACTATTACCGCAACTTGACTGAGGATGATGTGCGGCAGGAAATAGATTTGTCAGTATTCAAAGTATATGAATTTATAAGTAATGATACGGTTCACGACTTATACTTTTGGGGGATCAAATGAAAGAAGGACTGTACGCAAACATTCATCAAAAGCGTGCCAGAATCAAAGCGGGAAGTGGTGAGCGCATGAGAAAGCCGGGAAGTAAAGGTGCGCCCACCGAAGCTGCATTCCGCAAGTCTGCCAAGACCGCACGCAAGACGAAACGCTAATCGCTGCTGGCCTAGTCTTTCCCTCTAGGCTTTTACCCCGCCTTCCTCTGGCGGGGTTTTTTTCACTCACTCGGTAGTAAGCCACCTTCAAACAGATAGGTTCCCATGTGACCTAAACGGCACCAAGGGGCAGCGTAAATCTTGCCGCCAATCTTGCGCCACTGGTGACAGAAGAAGTAATCCTCTGACAACAAACGCTTGCTCTCAGGATCAATCGGATCAAGGTAGAAGCCGTAGATTTCCTTGCCAGCCATGTAATTCATGTCACTTACAAAAGTCTGCGTGTGCGGCTTTAGCTTCTCAAAGACCTCACGCTTGATCAGCATGAAGCCCGTGCCAATCGCTGATACTTCACACGGCTCATCCACTGGCACTGTCACAGACGGTTCGGCATTTAGCAGATTGACCACAAAGCTACCTGTGTAGTTTTGCAGGTTCTCTTTACCTTCCAGCGCCGCTTGCTTAACAGTATTCCAATTGATTTCCTTCTTTGGATAGATTCCACCTATTACGTCCTTGTCAGCCTGTAACATTTTGATGGCATCTTCGGCCTTAAACGCAATATCTGCATCAATCCAGAATAGGTAATCGGCATCACTTTCAAGGAATTGATACGTCATATTGCAACGTGCGCGGGTAACAAGTGATTCATTGAACATCAAAGATACCGATGTCTTATAACCATGCTCACCTAGCACGCCAATCAAGTTGATCAATGACTGAGCATAGACCCCAGTGCATTGGCCTCCATACATCGGTGTGCAAATATAAATGTGTTTCTGCTTTTCCATGTGATCTCCGTAAAGGTGGGGCGTGCCACAGTGACGCTGCGCCCCGCAACGCTCCTAACTACCTTCAGGCGAAGGTTCATCCTGTGGCTGATGGGGGGTTAATTCGTTACCTAACAGAGTCAGTAAGTCGGGAAGTCGGAGCATGGCTAAAGACTTATTGCCATCCTCACGCATGATTACAAGGGGTATTTGACCTATCTCGCAAGCCTTCTCTGCTTGCTCCATAAAATCATACACTGCAATCTTGCGTCTGCGTTTGCATTCAATGAGATATTTACCAAGGATTAAGTCACCTTCATCCGACACCTGATACTGCTTCAGGTTCCGGCGAATGCGAATGCCTAGCTGATCAAATATCGCATTGGCGACTTCACGTTCATAGCTTGCGCCACGCTGCCTGTTAAGTTTGCTCATGGTGGGGGTGGGGTACTCGCTGCGTCTGGCTCTATCCTTGACGATTTGTTAATCATCAAACCAGCATCCGCTTTCCCCCAAAAAAGTTAATAGCAATTTGTGTTGCAGCTATTACCGTAGCAGCAGGTTGTGCAGGTAACACACCTACCTTGATCGCAGTAGGTATTGTAAGTGCAAGTTGCCCAAACCAGTGGTGCAGTAATTGCTAACCATAACGCAAATAGGTATTTCATGTGACCTCCATTAGAAAGGAATATCGCCATCATCTTTCCGCTTGCTAGGGAAAGGGTTAACATTGCCGGGGCCGGTACTCTCAGGTGGCACCCAAGTATCTTCTTTGATCGAGATTAGCGCACCTCCTTTCGTGTCCTTAGTCCATGCTGCCAGCTTGACTGTGTCACCCGGAGCGTAGTGTTCAGATACCTTCAGTTCACCACGCCAGTCAGGACTACTTGGCGACTTCTTGTTACGGTTGCTCAGTAGTACCCCTGTACCCATCTTGCGTTCAATGTCTTGCCGATCCATGTTGCTTCTCCTTCACTAATGAATAACGTGCTATCTCTTTCCTGCCAACACGCACCGTTTGCGTCACGATGGTGTGTCCATTTTTCCTAAGTTCCTCGATGCGTGCCGCCAGCCGTAGCACGCCGTACAGTCTTAGGCTATCAAGGGCTGTAATGCCATCACCTTGCTGCAAGTGATCTAGGATCATGGCTGCTTGCCCCTTGCCGCTGGCTGGCTTCAACCCTTTTTTATCTGCTGATCGCAAGCCTCCTTTGCCTCTTTAACCCCTCTCGTCCATACCTCAAATAGCACTGGCTTCTCAGCTTCGATCATGCCAAGCACAAAGTCATTGGCACTTTCTAATGCTGTAATCTTTGACAGCTTCTCAGCAGCGTTCAGCTTAGCGCTTGCCATAATGCTTGTGACCATATCCAAGTAGCCGTTGACAAACTCATCGTCGTTGGCATGGTAGGCATAGGCTTCGCTCTTTCCCGGCACCATAAAAGCCACGCCTGTGGTGGGCTTTGGTGGTGGTGCAGGTACTTCGATAGGTGCGACTGCTTGCGTGGCGATTAAAGGCTCTTTACGCGCTTCT